CCTCACAGCTAGGCGACGAGGAAGTCGAAGAGGATTACTTCAGTTACGTAGTAGAAGAAGTACTCACTGACGAGGAAGCCTCCTACCTCCAACAAGCTATCAGCGCAGACCCTGACCTAGAGGCTATAGTAGAGAAAGTTATTGTAGCGGCTACAGAGTTCAGCGGCTCAGGTATGGTAGAAGGAGAAGGTGACGGCACAAGTGACTCGATCCCAGCACGCCTAAGCGATGGGGAGTTCGTAATGACTAAAAAGGCTACAGACCAGATAGGCCCTGAGAACCTTCAGTCCATGATGGACGAAGCAGAAAGAGCCTACGACGGAGGCCTTATGCGTAAAGCAGGCGGAGGCCTTATACGCGATGAGGGCAAGCTCCCTCTCCAAGACGAGATTAACAGATTAATGATTGGCTCTAATAAGATGTCAAGCATGTAGTACCCACCGAGAGGCTACCCAGCAAATATATATTGTTGGCCCTTCTCACCAACAACAACCTTAAAGGCCACCTGTAGTAAGGAACCCTTTACAGACTTTAGTTTAACGTATACCTAACTAAGACATTGTGAAGCTACTTCTATTATTTGACAGCCCCAGCTAGGAAAATTAGAGATGAGTAAACCAGAACCAAAAGCGAATCCATACAACCGCAAAAAGTCATGGCACAAGCCTGACAAAGCAGACAACGGACGAGCTGACAGCATGTTCTTCGCACAAGAAGAGGACGAGGCTACCCCCGATGAGGCCCCTCAAACTCAGAGCGAAGTAGATTATAAAAAGAGATACGATGATCTGAAGAAGCATTACGATCAGAAGATCAACTCGATGAAACAAAGCAAGGAACAGGAGGAAGCTGTTGATGCTGTCAGAGCACAGCCACAGCAAATGCCTGAAAACCTAGCAGCGTTTCAAAAAGAATACCCAGACTTGTTTAAGAATATCTCGTCTTTAGCTGAATTAAAAACAGCAGAAGGCACAAGAGACATGGAAGCACAGGTGCAGGCCATCGCAGCTAAGACTGCTGAAGTTACCAAACGGGAAGCTTTACTAGTCCTCCAGCAACGACACCCTGATTTTGATAAGATCAAAGAAGACGACGCTTTTCACGCATGGGCAGAAGCCCAGCCTGAGGAGATTCAAGATTGGATCTATCGGAACCCTGACAACCCAGACCTAGCAAGTAGGGCTATTGATTTTTATAAAGCTGAAAAAGGGATTAAGTCATCTTTAGCAACCAAGCCCAGATCACAGTCTAATGCAGATTTAGTTTCTACTAAGTCCGCAGCACCTGAAGTGCGACAGGCTAAGATCTGGAAATTATCGGAGATTGACCGCTTAACCCCAGACCAATACGACAAGTACGAAGCAGAGATTGATAAAGCTGTTACGGAGGGTCGTGTAGTAAAGGGCTAAAGCCACGCTTTCTCCTATTGTCAATTATTTAATAAGGAGAAAATCCAATGGCTTATAACCAAGCAGACCAATATTTTGAACCGTCAACCGATACCAATGCAAACTTTGCAAACAGTGTCAGTGGACAAACTAATTCCTTCTTTCTACCTGAAGTTTATTCTAAGAAAGTTCTTAACTTTTTTCGTAAGAGCGCAGTAGTAGAAGCCATTACTAATACAGATTATGCAGGCGAGATTACGGCCTTCGGCGATTCAGTACGAATTGTCAAAGAGCCTACTATCACTGTTTATCAGTACGAACGTGGACAGGATATTACCGATACAAAACTAACCGACCAAGAAGATACTCTCGTAGTTGATACGGCGAACGGCTTTAAGTTTAAAGTGGACGATATTGAAACTTCAATGTCTCACGTAAACTGGAAAGAAGTTGCAGCTAGCTCAGCAGCTTACGCTTTGAAAGATGCGTATGACGAAGGTGTTTTAGCTAAGATGATTGCTGGTGCTTCAGCCTCATCCCCCGATAATGTTATCGGTGCGGACGCGGCAGTAGGTACAGGCGGTCTTGACGAAACTACAGCTTCTGTAGATTTGAATGGCGGCACTAATGGTGTTGACCCTCTAGATCTATTAGCTCGTATGTCTCGTAAGCTAGACTCAGAGAATGTACCTGAGGAAGGTCGTTATGTTGTAGGCTCACCTGATTTCTACGAGGAGTTGTCTAAGACTTCTTCTAAGTTGATGTCAGTAGACTACAACGGCGGTATGGGTTCAATCAGAAACGGCCTAGTAAGCTCAGGCAAACTACGTGGTTTTGAAATGTATAAGACTAACAACTTCGCAACACCAGCAACAGCTAGTGGCGTATTGTTAGGCGGACATATTTCAGCTACGGCGACTGCCCAGACTATCATCAAGACAGAGACATTCCGTGACCCAGATTCGTTTGGCGATGTGTGTCGAGGTCTACATGTTTTCGGTGCGAAAGTTCTTCGCCCAGAAGCAATGGTAGTAGCTCACTATACAACTGGAACTGCCTAAACAGGCTTAAGATTAAGGGGCCATCGCGCCCCTTTTTCTTTTTTAACATTAAGAGAACTATATGGCTTCTACTTCATTTATCAATCTAACCAATGAACTTCTGAGGGAACTAAACGAAGTAGCGTTAACTTCTGCAAACTTCTCAGACGCGTTAGGCGTACAGCAGATGGTGAAAGATAAAGTTAACCTAGCTTACCTAGACATCGTAAACGCAGAACCTAGATGGCCTTTCCTTTCGGTAGCCGAATCAGGACTAGCCGATCCTTTCTATGGTAACGTGGCTAAAGACACAGTGGAGGGACAGAGGTGGTATCCTATTAACGATGCCGCAGCTAACCACACAGAAGATTATACAAACGTGGATTGGAGTAGTTTTTATGTAACTACCATCGGCGTTGCGGGAGAGACAGCTCCTTATTTGAACAGGACATTAGATTATATCAGTGTCCAAAAATGGCAAGACTTTTTTAGGAACCAAGAAAACGAAGACGACGCAGGAGATTCCGTGGGCGGAACGCCCGTCAGAGTTATCCGAAGCTTCGACAATAGAAACTTTGGTCTTAGTCCTATACCCGATAAGGTATACTCTATTAAATACTTTGCGTACAAGCAGCCAACAGAATTGGTAGAAAGTACAGACGAGGTAGTCTTTCCAGCCATGTACAGAACAGTGCTACTAGCTAAAGCCCGTTACTACATTTGGATGTTTAAGCATAACTACCAAGCGTCTATGATAGCTGATGAGGATTATAAGAAAGGCCTCAGGAGCATGAGAGAGAACTTGTTGGGCGTGGCACCAGAGAATGTAACAGACGACAGAATACGGACGGTATAAATGCCTTCACAGCCTTATGGATTCCCCTGCAAGGGAGGACTCAATAAAACTTTAAGTAAGTTCGACCTACTGGCTCAGCCTGGATTAGCTGCGGAGCTTATCAATTATGAGGTCAAGCCTGACGGTGGGTATAGACGTATTAACGGCTATGAACCTTTTGGAGGCGTTAGTGCTACAAGACCGAACGGCGAGAATACTATTCTCGGCTTAGTGCCTTATGCGCTAGGCCTTATTTGCTGTGTGGGGGACGGGGTATTCTACTCAGAGGATGGTATCACATGGCTACAGGTCAATAAAGACACTACCCACGCAGGCTTAGTAGAAGCGGACATGGCAGCAGCTACTGAGCTTCCAAGAAGCCTCCAAGGCAAAGCATCCTTTAAAATAATGAGAGCCGCTGTAGGACACACTACAAACCCTTACGGGTCTCTGACCATAGCCACGGGAGGAGACCCAATGGGCCACTTCCATATTGACGGGACTGGAGCAACCAGAAAATTCGTATACGAAGAAGTTTCGGGAGCAGGAGCGCCCGCAGCCGCTAAGCACATAGAAGTTCACAATAAACATTTATGCGTAATAGATACGACCAATACTCCCAGTACGGTGACTGTCTCAGCGACGGATTCAGATACTGACTTCGCCTCAGCAGGCTCAGAGGTCTATACTATACCAGACAGAATAGTAGGAATAAAAAGCTTTAGAGCGTCCTTATACATATTCTGTGAAAATTCTATATACAAACTAGATAACATTAACGACACGGCTACCGCAGCCATAACACAAGTGACAGGCAATGTCGGCTGTGTGAGCAGCCAAAGTATTCAAGAGATTGGCGGAGACCTGATCTTCTTAGCCCCTGACGGCTTTAGGCAGATAGCGGGAACAGAGCGCATAGGTGACGTAGAGCTAAGCTCCGTCAGCCGCGCCATTCAAGTACTAGTAGAGCCTCTCACTTCTAACATAAGCCAGTATGTAATCTCCAGTACAGTAATAAGGGATAAGTCCCAGTACAGATTCTTTTATAATGTTAATGGGGCAAACGCGGTAGAAGCTCGCGGCTTCATAGGCACACTAACAGCAGAGGGCTTTCAGTGGTCAGAGATTCACCAAATGGAAGTAGCCTCTGTAACCAGTGAGTTCGATGAAGTAGGCGAAGAAGTATACTACCACGGAGACCATGACGGCTACATATACTTACATGATTCTGGCCCAGACTTTAATGGCGGGAACATACTCTCAAGCTATGAGACCCCGTACTTAGACTTTGGAGACCTAGGAACTTTAAAGACTATCAAGGCTGTGGAAATGTCCATAACGCCTGAAGGTGCCGTGTCCCCCACGCTCAGAGTAAGATATGATTATGGATCATCCTCCAGTCCCCAGCCATCTGACTATGAACTAACAACCATAGACGCTCCCACGCTGATGGGAACGGCTGTGTTTGGGACAGACATATTTGGGGGCGCGGTAGATCCTATGGTAAGACAGCCCGTAGAAGGCTCAGGGCATACCTCTAGCTATAGGCTTAAAAGTGAAAATACAAAACCTCCTTATACAATCAACGGGTTGTATATTAACTACGACCCTTCAGGAAGACGATAATGGCGTATAACTACACCCGACAAAGTACATTCTCTACAGGAGACGTAATTACTGCTGCTTTGTTTAATAATGAATACAATGCGCTATTAAACGCTTTTAAGTATTCAAGCACGAACGAAGCAGCCACAGGACATAGACACGACGGTTCCACAAACGAAGGCGGGAGCATATACGTCATTGGAGACATGGACTTCAACAACAAGATAGTTGCGGATAGTGCCAATAACCGATGGGGGGTATTTGTAGAAGTAGCATCAGCCCCAGTAGAGCAGATTAGGTTTCAGGACGGAGCTATTGTTCCTGTTACTACAAATGATATTGACTTAGGCACAGCGTCTTTAAAGTTTAAAGATGTGTATGTCGAAGGCACAACTTACTGGGGAAGCCTTAGCGACGGCACTATCGCCATCACAGGATGGGCAGACGAAGATACTATGTCTTCAAACAGTGCCACACTAGTGCCCACCCAACAGAGTGTTAAAGCTTATGTAGACGCCCAAGTAACCGCACAGGACTTAGACTTTATAGCAGATTCAGGCGGTGCATTAAACATTGACCTAGACTCAGAGACCTTATCGCTCTTGGGCGGCACAGGAATAACCAGTGTAGGAGCCTCGAACACAGTAACCTTTAATATTGACTCAACAGTTACTACGCTTACAGGCACTCAGGAATTAACTAACAAAACACTCACAAGCCCTGTAGTCTCTGGGGGAAGCGTAGACAACGCGCCTATAGGTGCAATTACTCCAGCGGCTGGCACATTTACAACCTTAAGCCTCACAGGGGCGCTCACTACCTCTAGTACTATAGACGGAAGGGACGTAGCCACAGATGGCGCAAAGCTAGACCTTATCGAAGCCAGTGCTGATGTAACAGACGCCACGAATGTAAACGCTGCTGGCGCTGTAATGAATACAGACACTACCACAGCAGCTATGTCTTTTGTTGTTGATGAAGACAACTTAGCTAGTGACTTAGCCACTAAAGTTCCTACGCAACAGAGCGTAAAGGCTTATGTTGACGCCACAATAACAGGAGCCGTTCAGGAAGCAGACACATCCACAGGCTCTATGTCTTTTGTTGTTGATGAAGACGACATGAACAGTAACAGCGCAACTAAGCTGGCTACACAACAAAGCATTAAATCTTACGTAGATACGCTAGAAACCGCAGCAGTACTGAATGCCGACACTTCTACAGCCTCTATGTCCTTTGTCCTAGACGAAGATGATATGAGCAGCAACAGTGCTACTAAACTAGCTACACAACAGAGCATTAAGGCTTATATAGATACGCTAGTAATCCCTGATCCAACGGGAGCCGTACATGCCGTAGCTTATGACGCAAGCCTTGTAGCGCCTGAGGGATACCTTTATTGTGGCGGCGCAGCCGTTAGTAGAACGACATACGCTGGCCTCTTTGCAGTCTTGGGAACAGCGTGGGGGGTAGGGGACGGCTCAACCACTTTTAACTTGCCTGATTTCCGTGGTAGATTCTTAAGGGGTTGGGATGATAGTGCAGGAAGGGACGCAGCCAGAGCCATTGCTACTTACCAGACTAACGCTAATAAATCTCACACTCACACAGCTACCTCTGGAAACGACACCCATAATCACACAGCTTCATCAGCCAACGATACCCACGACCATGATATAGAGACAAGTTTCTTTGCTGGCGGGACTGCCCCAGCGACAGGGCCTTACTTCGGGGACGCGGGCTACAGGGCTACTGCTGGATACACAGCTACAGATGCTATTGTAAGTGACACCCACAACCATACTATTACTGTAGATAATGACGAACACAACCACACGGTAACAGTAGACGCCGATGGGGGCACGGAGTCCCGCCCAGAAAACGCATCAGTATCTTACGTGATCAAATACTAATATGGCTAAAAACTACACAAGACAATCCTCTATGGGAACAGGCGACGTAATATTCGCCAGTCTATTCAACGCTGAGTACAATCAGCTTGTAGACGCTTTTAATTACTCCAGCTCTAGTAGTACTCTAACAGGGCACAGGCATGACGGAAGCACGGGAGAAGGCGGGAATATCCCTAAGATAGGGAGCATAGACTTCGCTAATAGGTTTGAAGTGGACACTGGAAATAACTGGTGGACTCTATGGACTAGTGTGGCTAGTGTAGCCGAAGAACAGCTTAGGTTTAAAACAGCAGTCCTAGTTCCCGTACAAGACGACTATTATGATATAGGCTCTGCGGCCTTAGAGTTTAAAGACCTTTGGCTAGACGGGACGGCTAATGTAGATGTGTTACAAGTAGATGAGAATGCTACAGTATCGGGCTTGCTCACAGTCAACCAAGTATCGGACGGTGCAATAACCATCACAGGTTTTGTAGATGAAGATGATATGGTCAGCGATAGTGCTACGTTAATCCCAACACAGCAAAGCGTGAAGGCTTATGTAGACACAACCGCAGGGGGCACAGTAGCTAGCGTTGCAATATCGGGGAGCGATGGGATCGAGGTAGATTCAGGAAGCCCTATAACTACTTCAGGCACTATAGTCTTAGGCTTGAATAAAACCACTACCCTTTCTTTTCTTAATGTTGAGGATGGGGCAACTGGCGACCAAAGTGGCGCAGAGATTAAAGCCTCTTATGAGGCCGAAGCAGACACAAATGCTTTTGATGACGCGGCTGTTAGTAAGCTCACAGGAATAGAGGCCTTAGCGGACGTGACTGATACCACGAACGTAACGGCTGCTGGTGCTTTAATGGATAGCGAAGTCGTTAATTTGGTGGCGGTTAAAGCCTTCGATCCTTCTGATTATGAAGGCGCTGACGCAACAATATTAAAGGACGCCGATATAGGCGTTAATGTTCAAGCGTATAATGCTAACACCGTTATAGATGCAACATACGTTGCAACGGATGAAAACTTTACTACAGCAGATCATTCAAAGCTTGACGGTATTGAAGCTTTAGCTGATGTAACTGACGCTACTAACGTCAATGCCGCAGGTGCTGTGATGAACACAGACACTACTACAGCGCCAATGTCTTTTGTTGTTGATGAAGATGATATGGTCAGCGACAGCGCAACTAAAGTGCCGACTCAACAGAGCACTAAAGCTTACGTAGACGCAGAAGTAGCTGCTGCGCTGACATCAGAAATGAGTTACAAGGGAGGCTATAACGCTTCAACCAATACCCCGAACCTAGACGATACAGGCAAGATAACTACAGAATTAGGGGACGTATACACAGTAACAGTTGCTGGTACATTCTTCACGATTGATGTTGAAATTGGAGATATGCTTATCTCTAACATAGCCTCAGCAGCAGTCGAAGGCGACTGGACAATAGTAAATAAGAATTTAGATGCCCCCTCTATTAAGACGGCCTACGAATCTAATTCAGATACTAATGCATTTACTAATGCTCTATTAAGTAAACTAAATGCGATAGAAGCGAACGCTACAGCAGATCAAACTGGCGCAGAGATTAAAGCGGCCTATGAAGGCGAAGCGAATACGAACGCTTATACAGATGCAGAAGTAACTAAACTGGCAGGGATAGAGGCTTTAGCTGATGTAACAGACGTAACAAACGTCACGGCTGCTGGAGCCTTAATGGATAGCGAGGTAGTTAATCTAGCACAAGTAAAAGCTTTTGACACTACAGACTATGCACCAGCTTTAGGAGTGGATGATAACTATGTTACCGATGCAGAGAAGGTAGTTATAGGTAACACTTCTGGTACTAACACTGG